TTTTACGTCCTTCGGATACCATTGTTGCGTCAGCAATATTACTAAAACGTCTATAAGTTGAGGTTGCAAACATTCTTTCCCAATAAAATGTTGCTGGTTGTATGTTTCTTTTTAATAGATTTATTGCACCTTTCATTCCTCCACCACTATTAGCTAGTCCAGCTCTATTAATCATAGGTCCAACTGGATTATTATTACTTTCACCATATTCATGTGCAACTTGATAGCCAGGTTCCTTTGGCATAGGTAATGAAATTTGAGCAAATGCTCTGTTTATAACTCCTACTCTAGTACGTTCATTGTTTTTTAATGAATAATTGGCAGCATAAAAATTCAACCAAAGAGGTTGTTCTGCTTGAGCCAAGCCATATGGATATCTAAAGTTATATTGTGCCATGTAATAATATTTAGATAATTTAACTAAATATTATAATGGCGTACAGAACAATTTTTAATCCTAAAAATCCAAGAAAATACGCAGGAGATGTATCCAAAATTGTCTGTAGATCTATGTGGGAACGAAATGTATGTGTGTTTTGTGATGAACACTCAAGTATACTGAAATGGTCATCTGAAGAAATTGCCATACCATATATGAGTCCTATAGATAAAAAGATGCACAATTACTACCCGGATTTTTTAATACAGTTTGAAAATACAAATGGTATACAAAATTGGATGGTTGAGGTAAAACCAAAGAAGCAAACTATGTTAAAGGAAAATGCTTCTAAAAAAGACAAGTTTACTTGGATTGTAAATAATTGTAAATGGAACGCAGCTAAAGCATATTGTGATAAGAACAATATAGTTTTTAAAATTATAACAGAAAAAGAACTTTTTTCAAATGGCAACACCACCAAATCAAACTAATTCAATAACAGCAATCAAAGACTTTTTTGATAGACACAGAGGATTACAAAGACCTAATAGATTTTCTATGTCATTTAATGGACTACCACCGGCATTAAGTGGTTTAGTGCCAGCCAATGACTTTCAACCAATCGGAGTAATGATTGGTGCAAGGGCTATTGATTCTGTTGCAGATAATCTTGCAGGTTATGGTTTAGGTAGAAGTGTTCCACGTTCTCAAAAATTTCCTCAAGGAGTTATGTTAACTTTTGCTGTAACAAATGATCATTTTATTACAGATTTCTATGATACCTGGTTTAATTTAATTTACTCTGGAGGAAGACAAAAAGGTACATATAAAACACCTTTTCAACTTTCATACTATGATGACATCATAGCACCAACACAAATGAAGATTAACATACTTGATCCCAACGGCAACATTAATAGAATATATACATTTTTTGAAATATATCCTATTGAGTGTCTTCCAATTGAATTAAGCATGATGAAGACTAATGATTACATGACATATCAAGTGTTAATGATGTTCCGAGATTTCACTTTTAGACCAGGTACATAATATGGATATACTTAATTCGTTGGAAAGTCTTTTACCAAAATATCAGACTACTCTTCCCTTTTCGAAACAAACTGTTTCGTTTGTTCCATTCAGAGTAAAGGATGCTAAAAACATCTCTATTATTTTACAGGAAGAGAATAGAAAATTAGCATTAACTAGTTTAGTTGATATTTTAAAAACTAATGTTAAAGATATTAATATTTTAGATTTGTGTATGGCAGATGCTGAATTTCTTTTTTTACAAATAAGATCAAAGAGTGTAGATGAACAATTAAATTTGATTCATAATAAAGAACGAATTCAAGTCGCCATTTCTGAGATATATGGAAAAAATAACATATCTTCACAAACAATAACTTTAACTAATAATGTTAATATAGTACTAGAAACACCAACTCTAAAAGATTTATTAAAATTAAATACACTTAATAAAGAAGATGTTATTCAAGCATGTATTAAAAAAGTTATTTTTAATGGTGAAATATTTCATGTTAGTAAATATGTAACAGAAGAAATTAAATTAATTTTAGATAATTTACCAATGACCGTTCTTCCAAAATTTGAAGAGTTTTTAAAGACACAACCTGATTTGTTTTTAATTATAAAAACTGAAGAAGGAGATAAAGAGGTAAACGGATTTCTAACTTTTTTTACTTATCGGTAAAGTTTTTTGATTTAAAAGATTACTATGTTACAAACTTTACCCTAATAAATAATTTTAATTGGAATCTGTTTGATTTAGAAAATATGATATGGTGGGAACGCGAAGTCTATGTTAAATTGCTTGTAGATTATCAAGATCAAAAGAACCAAGAAAATATGTCACATACACCAAACATGCAAGGATTTAATTAATGGTAGACGATAATAATATCTCATTAGATGTAACAGCAGAACAACAGCTATTTGCTCCTTCTATTAAACCTTCAGATGTTAGATCGGCTCAACTTGATAGTAGTATGCCTGAAGATATGGCTTTACCTGAAAGTGTTGTGTTTAAAACTATTGTTGATCCACCTTTATTAGATTCAATTGTTTATCAAGCAACTAAAGTAGATATTTCTGAAAAAACAAGTGCAGAAGTTGCTGACGTTGGAATAAAATTACAAGTTAAATTTGATCCAGAAGCATCATATAAAAAATTAGAAGAAAATGTAGATGGTATACGAGAGAGTGTAACCAGTATAGCGGATAATACACAGAATAACTGGATACCAAATCCAAGACAATCTTCAAAGTTTGAAGAAAGACCAACATTAGAACCGACTAATTTAATATTTGATGCTAGAGCAGAAAGATTTGCTCAGTATCCTAACTGGGCATAAAAAAAGCCCCTTTCGGGGCTTTTCTCAATCATTCTCCATTTCGGAGAAATACTTTAGAGGATCCTTTTCCTCAATGTCTTCACGGATTACGTTATCCGTTACATCATCTTCAATACTTTTTGAGTCAGTAAACTGAGCACGAATATCGTCTCCGGTTGCCTTCTTGAGTCGTGCCTTGAGTTCATCATAACTCTTGAACTGACTCTTGTCAGTAAACTCCTTGAGAGCATATTGCTTCTTCCAAAGTTCCTCTAGCTTCTTATCATCACCACCAAGAAGAGGAGCAGGAGCAGCAAACTCTGAACGATCATAATTTACGTACCCACCGACATTGCGAATCTTGATCTTGAAGTCTGCTCCCGTCCAAAAATTGAATGGATCAACTGCAGTCTCGTCCTGATACTCTGGATGGGCAAGTCCCTGAATCTTCTGAAAGATCTTAGTACCATACTGATAAAGGAAAACCTTTCCCTTATTCTCTGGGTTTGCTGGATCTTCAAGAACAAGAATGTTGGAGATGTAAGTCAACTTACGCTTACGATTACGTGCAATATTCTTGTCATCCTCAATACCACTGTTCCACAGTTCCGTATTTGCTTCACAAACAGGGCACTTTTCTCCAAGAGTCGTTGGGCAGTTTTCAAACAACCATCCACCCTTGCCCTTGAAGGCATGACTGTAAACTGAAACAAAGGGAGTATCTTCTCCTGCAATCTCAGGAAGGAATCGAATTACTGCATAACCGTTTCCAGCCTTGTCGATACCAGGCTTCCAAATACGGTCATCTTTGTAACTCTCCTTTGACGTGAGCTTATCCATACGCTCGGTTAGGGATGCGACTGAGTTCTTACTCTTCTTCTTAAAATCTGAAAAATTTGCCATATGTGTCTTTCTTTCCCCAAGGATCTACCTTGGCCTAACAGTTCTCTATCACTATACACTCTGATTTAAATTAGTCAATCGGTAACTTCTTAGATTTAGACTTTTTCATCAAATGTAAACTTTGGGCTTCTTGTTGAATTTTTTCAATAATTGGCTTGGTTAATAGTTTACCAGAAGCACTTGGATCTAAACCCATTTCTTCTGTAATTTCTAAAACACAATCCATAAAAGTCATATTGGTCGATTTGACTCTTGATATTACCTTATTTGAAAATTGTTCTTTGGCAGAGTCATCTATATACATAATGTTATTATATCATGGATTTATATTAAATCCAATAAATATAAGAGTATAAATATTGGAGAACAAGGAACACAAGGATAAATTATGTCATTATCACCATATTTTGGAAGCACGTATGTTGTTATCGAAACAAGTGGAGTAACCTTTGCTGTTTCGGCTGATCCTGTATTAGTCAGTGGGATGACTAATTACACCCAAATTTATAAAATGGCATATGGTCCTACTGGATCACTTACAGTAGTAGATACGGCTACCCCCCTTCCTGTCACGGTAGCTGGTGGTATGACTGCCACCATATCTGGTTTCTGTGGAACAATCAATATTCAGGGTGTTGGATCGGGAACTCCAGTTCCAGTATCTGGTACTGTCAATGTTATGGGTCTCACTGCATCACCTGTATATGTACAGACCACAACTGGTTGCAGAGTAGAAGTTACTGGTGGACGATATTTAAATAAACTTACAGACAATGTTTCTGTATTTGGTCCTAGTGGAAATACTTGGATTTATTCTAATATAGTCAATGCCAGTGGTGTTGCTATCGGAACTACTTCAAATCCGATGCAAGTAAGTTTTAGTGGTGTTACAATTACTGCAAACATTGCATCAACGATTGGTGTAACCAATGACTCTCCTGGTAATGGATTACGCATTCAAGGAATGACCGGGGGTCGTAGTGTTGATGTTACTGTAGGCAATACAGTTGGTATTAATGATACAGCAATTCTTGCTGGTATGACCAATGTATATGGACAACTTCTTGCACTTAATGCCCAAATATTGAATATTGCTGGTAGTGTTCCATCTAGTATTAAGTCCGGCAGAACATCATCAACTGCAAGCGCAACACAAATGGATATAACTGGATTTACGTGCTCGTATGGTATAAATCTTAAAGCAGCAGCAACAAATACAAATTTAGTTTATTTTGCAGGTAATACTGCAGTATCTTCATCAGCATCATATGGATTAGATCCAGGTGAAGAAATATTTGTTAAAGTAAATAATACTAATAAAATTTGGACTGTTACTGGAAGTGGTAATCAAACACTATTTTATAATGCATCGTGAATAAAAAATGGCAGAAACAGACTCAGCATATACATTAAATAAAGTTAGAAC